CCCAGAAGACGGACAGCGTTATATCGCTATGCATCCTGCTGGTTTTGCTGATCTGTTCAACATTAATGAGTTTGCAAGCTCTGATTATGTTGGCGACCAGAACCTGCCGTTTGCTGGTGGCATGACCATGAAGCAATTCCTTGGCTTCAACATCTTCTCAACCTCAGCCGTAACTGCTGGTAAGAACCTTGCTTACCACAGCTCGTCTGTTGGTCTGGGCATTAACTCGGACGTAACGACTGAAGTCAACTACGTTCCGCAGAAAGTGTCTCACTTGGTAACGTCATACCTCTCGATGGGCGCAACTGTTATTGATAATAACGGTGTCTACGAGTTGCTTGACAACAATACCTAATAAGGGTGGGGGAGCTTCGGCTCCCCCTAACTTGCTATGACATCAACGATTGCAAACTCATCTATTGATATTTGTGCGCGGGCTTTGATCTTAATAGGAGCAGAGCCTATTACTTCATTTGAAGACGGAACAACTGAAGCGCTTGTTGCCGTAAACATGTATGAGGATATCGCTCGTTCTAATCTTTGTCATACACGCTGGCGCTTCGCCACAGAACAACGTGTTCTAAACAAACTGTCTGACGTTCCTACTGGACGTTATGACTATGCCTATCAGCTACCAAATGACTTGCTTATGCTTCATGCGGTTACAACATCTGACATGCCTATTGAGTATCAGGTATATGGCAACAAAGTATTTACTGATCTGAACACAATTACTCCTATTGTTGCAGACTACACATATCGGGCCGATGAAGTAGATTGGCCTTCGTATTTTACAATCGCTGTTGAATATGCAATGGCGGCTGTCTTTGCAGGAAGCATTGCTCGTGACCCTAATCTTATAGAGATGATGGAACAGAAGTATGAAATTGCTATGCGCCGCGCTAAGACACTAGACAGCCAGCAACAAACAACACGCAAGCTTGTTACATCGAGGTTTATTACCGAAAGGCGGAGTTAATGCAGAAGGTTAAAATCCCTGTAAACAGCTTCGAGTTTGGTGAGCTTAGCCCTGCTTTTACGTCTAGGGTTGATACTGACTTGTATAAAGCCGCCGCTAAGAAGGTAACTAACTTCCTTATCTTGGGTGAGGGCGGCATTAAAAAACGCGCTGGCACTAGCAAGATATATAAGTTTGGTCACACTGTTGGGGCTAACCGCATCGAAGTGCGGATTGAACCATTTGTATTCTCTGATGACGAACAATATATATTTGCTTTCTCTAATGAGAAATTAGAAATATTTTTTATTGACCCTATCACTGAAGCTGTATCTCTTATCCAAACAATTACGCAGGATGTAGATTCAGCTACACTACCTTGGACAACTGCTTATCTTGAGCAATTTACTTACACAACTCAGGCTGACTTTACCTTTGTTTGTCACCCTAACTTTATGCCTCGCACGATTGTTCGTACTGGACTGACAACATTTGAAGTTAGCACTTATGAGTTTGATACATCTGCTGACGGAACAAAGCTTCAACAGCCGTACCATATGTTTCATGTGCAAGGTACGACAATTACTCCTTCAGCGATTAGTGGGAGTGGTGTTACATTAACTACATCGGCAAATTATTTTACTGCTAATCACGTTGGTACATTTGTTTTAATACATGAGGCTCATTGTGAAATCACAGCTTATACAAGCCCTACGCAAGTTACGGCAAATATTTACGGAGTTATCAGACAGCAACTTGGGTTTGATGCTTTACAAACGATTGCAGGAAGTTCCAGAGTTATCACTACGCATCCTCATCACGGCTTATCAAGTGGTGCTAGTATTACTATTGATCGTGCCGATGGTGTTGGTGGACTTAGTGCAAACCAAATTAACGGCACTAGAACGATTGCAGAAATTATTGACGAAAATACATACGAGTTTACTGCTGGCAGTACAGCAAGCCAAACAGAAATTGGCGGAGGTGCGCCCCGTATTGCGTCAACTGCGTCGACGTTGGAATGGTTTGAACAAAGCTTTTCGGAAGTTCGTGGGTATCCGTCGGCGGTAACATTTCACGAAAACCGCTTGTGGTTTGGTGGTACTCCTGCACAGCCTGATTATCTTTGGGCATCTGCATCTGGTGAGTACTTTAACTTTGACGTTGGTTCTGGTGCAGACAATGACAGCATCGAGCTAAGCGGTGGCTTTGGTGCGTTTAGTCAAGTGCGGCATCTGGTATCTAATCGTGACTTGCAAGTGTTTGCGAATACCTCAGAGTCATTTGTCCCTGCTTTGACCGAGCGTCCTATTACTCCGTCTAACGCACAGGTAAAGCGCCAAACTCCATATGGGTGTGGCTATATGCGCCCACAGCCGTTCGATGGTGCTACTGTTTACTTGCAAGCAAACGGAAAAATGGTTGGTGCATATTTGTATAACGATGCCGAGCTTGCTTACAATACTAGCAACATTGCCGTTACTGCATCTCACTTGGTTAAAAATCCTATTCAGTCTGCTGTAGTACAGGGTGGCTTTAATCGGCCAGAATCCTATATCTTTTTTATTAATCCAGACGGAACAGTTAGCACGTTCTATTCGTTGCGCACCGAGCGAAAGGCTGGATGGTCTGAGTGGACTACGGATGGCAAGTTTCATAGCGTAGCTGTCATTGACCAGCGCTTGTTCTTTGTGACTGTAAGAGATGATGGAAGTGGTACAGATGCTTTCTTCCTAGAGGAAGTGCTTATTGAAATGCCAATGGACTTCTGTGATGACTACACTGGTGTTGCTGGTGTGTTCAATGTGTCTGCTGACTTTGCTGATGGCGCTGTTGTTAAGGTTGTTAGCGGTACAGACTATCTTGGTGAGTACACTGTGTCTGGCGGAGAGGTTGATGTATCTGCTGTTAAAGAAGTCACACAGGCTTATATAGGCTATCAGTTTGATCTGGAGCTTACTACCCTACCAATAGACGGACAGCTTCCCAGTGGCTTTATGACGGGCGACCCAAGGCATATATCAATGGTTACTCTTGACCTAGTTGATGCTTTGTCTGTATCAGTAAATAATAAAGATATGGTTATTCGTTCAGTAAACGATGACTTCTCTCTTGCGCGGGAGAAGTTTAATGGGCGTAAAGAGTTTAGGTTGCTTGGGTATAGCAGGGATGCAACAGTTACAATCTCTCAGTCTGTGCCGTTTGACTTGCAGATTAATGGGATGTCTATAGAGGTAATAGTGTAATGGCTCGTTGGGATTTAATTGGTTTAGGTGCGCTTGCTGGTGTTAGTGGAATATATCAAGCTAGGGCTGGTGAAGCCGCGGCTGGCGCTGTTCAAAGAACAGGTATTGCATCTTCTATTGAAACAGCTAGGCAAGCTAAAAGAGTTGAGGCTTTAATACCAGCTATTCGACTTCAGGGGTTGCAAGTACATAATGAGATTATTCGTTCTTTTAAGGACATTAGCGATACTACACAAGCAATGGCTTCTTATATGGGACGCGACGATAGAAGCGTACAAGCTATTCAAAAACGACAAATGGAAAACACGGCAAAAGAATTAAGTAGAGTTGAGTTACAACAAAAAATGGAAATCGCAAAAGTTAGCAGAGAATCCGCAGACTTAACAAATAAAGCTATTATGGATAGAATATCTGCCGATGCTCAGGCTAAATTAATGCGGAGTCAGTCCAGAGCAAGTACTTATGGAACTGCCGCGTCTTTGTTTGCTTCTATGATTTAGGTGTATTATGGCAGAAATTAGATCACCAAATAAACAATCTTATATTAACAAGCCTATTGGTGTTGCCAGAACCAATACTGGCATTGCTGAAAATGCTCAAGCTATTGCCAGAACAACTCAGGCGTACTCTAATTCTGTAATGTCTGCGTCAAATCAAATTATGAGCGCGGCTATAAATGTACAACAAAATTATGAATTAAAAAAATATACGGATTGGGCAAGTACTGTAAAGATTCAGAATGAAGCTGGTGAGATTGAGTATGTCAATCTTCCTTCTTCTGTGAGTATGAAGACGGAAAGTCAAGTAAACAACATTTTAAATAAAAGATACGATATTGCTAATCAAGAAGCTTTTAGAAGACAGTTGCTTGATATACGAGCAAATACAAATGACCCAGAAAGTTTTCTTAAACTAGCAAGCGAGCGTGCGGCGGCAACTGCTGACGCAATGAGAAAATCTGGTGCAAGTAATGAAATAGTTTCAAACTTTGAAGCTTCATCTTCTATTCTTAGCGGAGATCATTTTAGAGCTTTAAAAATAAAAAGTATTGAGCGTTCTGAAAACGAAGCTTTTATTGCTTATCAAAATTCACATAACACCCAGTTAGCTAATGTAATTGCCGCTTATAAAAGTGGAGACCCAAATGCTGCAAATTTAGAACAGATTTTGTATTCTAAGTTTATACCTAGCGCTGACCCAGAAAACCTTGGTCAAATAGATGCAATACAAATAGGTAACTATACAGCCAGCGGTGCTCAAGAAGAGTACTCTAAAGCTAGAAGGGCTATTGCTGAAGCAAAACTATTTTCATCTATTTCTGGTTATGACTCAACAACGCAAAAACAAATTGTTCTAGCTATCGATACTGGAAATATAACCGATAAAGTACGAGGGCTTGTTCCAAATATTGATGACGTTATGTCTGGAATACTAACTCCGCAAGACAGAAACGCTTTTGTTGCTGGCTTAACGACCACAGCTAATAAACTTGCAGATATTGAAAACGATATCACAACTCAACAAAACTTATTAAGTGCGGCTGGCGGAACAGGTATAAAGTCTCGACAACTAACCGATCGAATTTTAGCTAATGCTGGTATTGGGGTTGATGTTGTAAGTATAAGCAACAATGCAAACTCTCAAGAACTTCAAGATTTGTTAAGTGGTGTTAGCGCATTTCCAACGTCAATGGTGACAGTTATTGATAACATTGCTAATGGCAATATAGATATCGAAACAATAGGTCCGCAAGTAATAAATAATATTTCTGCTTTAGCTTATCAATCTATTATTGCTCCAGATGGTTCTATTAAAGGAAAGGGTAAAGGTTTAAGCGACGATAGTATTGCATGGTTGTTGGCGTTCAAAGGAAATCAAATTGCAATGGGTAATGAAGGTGCTTTGTTATCCTTATCAAAAACTCTTCGTACATCTGAAACAAATATGGATTGGCGACAAGTCGTTGGAGATAAAGTAGATAATGATAATTGGGAAACAACCAGACCATCTACAATGATGGAAAAATATTTAAATTCTGAAGGATTATACAGTCCTTCCTTTAATAAACTTATGGGAAATGTTGGCGCTCGGTTATTACAAAATCATTCTCTTTCTTCAACGGAAGATATTTTAGATAAAATATATGATATGTATTATCAAAGTTATGACTATGCTTGGCAACCAGAGAATGCAAAACAAAGACAATTTTTAATGCCAAACGCATTTTATGCTGACGATATAGAGTTAGCAAAGTTTGAAGGGCATCTAACAGACGTTATTAAAAGCCAAGGCAGTTTTCTTATTGATGGCGCTCCTGTAGGAACAAACTATTTAACTATGGGGGAAAATTTATTTTTAAGATCAGACTCAAGAAACAGTCTTAATAGCGCTCGTTGGTATCTTGTAGATTACAAAAACAACAATGTTCTTAATCAAAATGGACAGCCTGTAATTATTACAAGCGAAGCTGTTAAAGCTCAAAGTATTTTACAACGCAGAAACTTTGAAATTAATCAACTTGCACAGAGAATGAATATAACAGAAGCAGAAGCTAGAAAAATAAAACGTGACACAGAATTAGCTGATGAAGCCGTTGGTTCGATTGTTACTTCACCAACTGGGGTGGGAATGTTTTAATGGTTAATATTACAGATCAATTCGCAACAAACTTAGTAGGCGACAAAAGAGAGCGCGGCTTTGTTGAAAACATGCGGAATATGTATGCCTATAACTATGGGCCTATTGTTTCTCAGACTAACGAAATGATTGAATTTGCAGATCAACCAGTAGACCCTAACTATAAATTTTGGGAAGATATTTCTGGTTATGAAGATTTTGCGTCAGAACTATCTAGGGCAAAAAACAAAAACCATGCAGACTTTATTAAACAAAGAATATCAAATAGCCTTAATACTAGGAAAGAATTAGAAGATACACCTTGGTACTCAGGCGGCGCTTTAATGGCAAACGTGCTTGATCCATTAAATATACTTTTTCCTATTCCTTTTATGAAGGCAAGCACGCCATTACTTCGCGGTGGTATGAGCGTTGGTCAAGGTATTGTTAGTGGTGCTAAGTCTGGCCTTGCTATTGGCGTTGCTAGTGAAATGCTTAGAGCGCCATTTGACCCTGTTGCAACAATGCAAGAGTCTGCGGCAAACGTACTTACAACAACTGTATTTAGTGGGCTTCTTGGTGGTGCAATACCATTTGTTATAAACAGCACCCCAAGAGTAAAAAATGCAATTAAAAAAACTCGTGAAGAGTTAATGGTTAAGGGTGATATTCTTAAACAAGAAGTCGGCGACACAAATATTAATTACTTAAATCGAATTGATGGTGAAGAAGTTCCTGAGAATGTACTTTTAAAAAGACCTGTTACTTCAAATAATGCGGCAGTTCTGTATGACAAAGAGGCAAACACTATTCACGTTGATGAGAAATTAATAGACATAGAATACGACAATAAATTCTGGACTAATGATGGCTTTAAAGACCATGAATTTATTACACGGCTTGACTATCAAGACTATCGTATAATTAAAGAAAAACTTTTTGCTACAACAAAAAGAAATGCTGGAGAAAACGAAAAAGATTTTAATTTGCGTATAAGCAAGTTAGCAAAAGAAAAATCTGATAAAGGTTGGAATCCAGACTTGGCGGCTGGAACAAACAATTTCTTTTTTAGGATGCTTAGCACCCCTGGAAAAAGAATCCAGTATGGCAATACGCCAGAGCTAAATAAAAAAGACCACCAGCTATTATCTGGTCATGCAGTTTTTGCTAACGAAAGAAATTTGTATGGTCGTGGACATCAATCTATTGAGCAAAGAATGGCAACTCACGAAGCTAAAGCACAGGTTTTGCAAAATAGACTTCGTGATTTATATTCTCAAGCTGTCTTAAAAGGTAATCCATTAGATATTTTTGGCACTGATTTAAATTTTATTAGACGTTGGGGCAAAGACACTATGTCCCAAGAAGAATTTGTTAATCAACTTTTATATCGTTATGTTGAAAATAGTGAAAAGTGGGCGACAGTTGCAAGGATGCAAGATGCAACTGATCTTGAAAAAACTGCATTCAATTTAATTAATGAATATTTTCAAGGGTACAATAAAAAAGGCACTCATTTAAATTTATGGCGCAGTAACAAAACTGTTAATGAAACAATTTTTGATCTTGAGATTAAAATAAGCGATGACATGCGTGTGCGTGATAGCATTATTGCTCAGTCTGAAGGAAAAAAACAAAAAGTAGGCATCACAGAAAAACAATCAGAGTATCTTAATAAATTAAATGAGCGAATAGCAAGAAACGAAGATGATTTAGCTTACAATAAAGCTTTGTTAGCAGAAGGAATTGAAACAAAAGATTTTCATTTTCCAATTAACTACGATAAAGTTAAAATAAAAGAACGCAAAGATGATTTTATTTCAATCATTGAAGATTGGGTTAGAAAAAATCCTAAAAAATATGTTCAAGTTTGGAATAAAGAAACAAAACAATTTGATATTGTAGAGCAGAATCTTACACCAAAAGAAATTGCAGCTCGTACTTATGATCGTATTGTAAACGAAGAGTATGATGAAGCTCTATCTCTTGGTGGTTATGGCAGTAAGCATACAATGATGCGCCAATTAGATATTCCAGAGTATTTAGTTAAAGATTTTATTCATACAGGCAGTAACGTAATTAATAGTTACGCTCGCCAAGTTGGATTTAAATTAGAATGGACTGAAAAGTTTGGTCGCCAAACTTTAGATGATGTCCTTGATAATGGCGAAATTCGTATGCGCGAGCAGAACTTTAAAGACGAAAAGGCTGGCAAAAAACCAACATACTCAGAAGATGATATAGCAAATTATAGACGCGATTTTACTGAAGACTACAGGTATATAACTAAAACACATATACGAAATGTAGATAGATGGGACCAAACTATTGTCCGTAGTTTAAAAACATTTGCTTCGATGACTTATCTTGATGGCGCTGGGCTTGCTTCTGTTACAGATATTGGCGCTATGGTATTTGAACATGGTTTTGGCAAGGTTTTAAGGCCATTGATGAGTAAAGAATATAGACAACAGTTTCAATATTCTAAAGCCGAATCACAAAAAATTGTCCGTTCTTTAGAGTTGTCTGGTCTTAGCGCACGAGAACGGTTTTATAGTGGAGAGGTGCAAGGATTTAATCCTAATCGCGTTGATCGTGTAATGGATAAGGCAACTGATTTTTATTACAATACGCCAATATTAGGAAATAACCTTGGACCTATTACTCATATATTTAAAAATGTAGAAGCGGTTGTTAGACAAGATGATTTACTAGAAAAAATTTATCGAATTTATAAAAATTCAGCAAAGGACGATGATGTTAGATATCTTGCTCGTTATGGTATTGATGAGTCGGATGCAAGAAATATAGCAGAAAAACAAACCTTCAAAGAAAAGGAATTATCTTTTGCTAATTTAGACTCTTGGGGTAATTCTCCAAAAGATTTAGAGCTTAAAGAAAAATTTTCTACAGCATTAAACACTGGTGTTGCTAATACAATTATGCACGCAACAGCATTTGATAAACCAATAATTGCAAGAGGCTCGGTATTTGTTCGCTGGTATCCTTGGATGAAAGATGTGCCCTTTTTTAAAAATCTTGAAATAGATAAGCAAGTATCTACTGCTAATAGGAAATACACACGAATTGAGCACGGTGTTTTAACCATGCCGTTTCAATTTTATGACTGGACATTTGCCGCTACAAACCGAATTACCACGGGGTTAATGGACCCTCAAAGGGAAAACAGACTTGTTGGAGCAATGACTTTATTTGCAATGGGTTATTTTGCTTTAACATTAAAGAAGGATGACTGGTGGTTTGAAAGCAAAAGCTTTGGAGAGATTCTACAAAGAACATTTAACCAGTCTGGCATTATGGGGTTATATGGAGACATAGCTTATATGGGGCTTCATATGCTAATGGCTACTGGTCAAGTTGATCCTGATAATAAATTTATTTATGGAAAGTATAAACCAACTGGACCTGAGGCAGAGCTTATTGGTCTTGGCGGAGCTGTCCCAGGCTGGTTGCACTCTATTTATACAGGCACAAGTGATTTGCTTGAAGGCAAAAAAACAAAAGCCGCCGCTTATCTTTCATATCAAATACCTCTTTTAAAATCTTTACCATTTGGTAGGGATGTAGCGGCATATACAAGTTCATTGATAAGGGACTAATAATCAGATATAAATAGGTTAAAGGTGGCAAGATGACTATTTTAATTGGCGATAACTCCCCACGGGTATCTTATAGCGTAGCTGAAGGCGTTACTCAGACTAGCTTTACAGTACCCTTTGAGTTTTTTGATGACGCAGACTTGAATGTATATGTGGATGATGTGCTTAAAACACTCACCACAGACTACACTGTAAGCGGTGGTGACGGTTCTACTGGCACTGTAACCATTAGCGTAACTGGCGCAAGTGGTGGCAGTACTGTAGTTATCACTCGGGACATTGCTCTTGAGCGCACGACTGACTTTCCTCCTACTGGGCCGTTCCAAGTAGCTTCGCTTAACCGCGAATTAGATAGAATGGTTGCTATTGCGGCTGATCTGGAAGATTCAACCAATCGCGGCTTGCGTCTGTCTGACTCAGATACAACATCCACACTG